CTACATACTGTTCCTAAATTCCAATCCCTCAGTCTCCCAGTCTACAGTAAAATGTATGGCAGTGGTCACTGGGGGATAGTTTTTATCTGGACGGTGTCTCTGGATGTCTCGGTAGACCTGGCGCCCGCCGCTAAATGTAAATAAGAAAATAGCGGGACATGTGATTTAGTGGGCACTGTTACTGCTTGATTGTGTATAGTCACTGTTACTGCCGAAATCAAGTACTCAAAAAATAACAGTGACTATTCATTTACTCGTGTTACTCATGTGTTTGGTGACCCGTGTTACTGCTTGTATTTGGAGAACTTAGTGCCGAGAACAAGTTTGCCTCTGAACACTAAGTCGGGGACGTCACCGTGTGCATCGCTCTCACCCTAAGGCGCAGAAAGCCGTCACAATCCCCTCAGTCACAAAAAAATATTGTCACTGGTCACTGCGTTCAATCATGACCACGCCATGCCGCAGACGTCGAACGCGGCCGGCAATCAATGATTTATTGCGGGACCCTAAGGCGCAGAAAGCCGTCACATCGTAGGACATGTATTTTTTTTAGCACCCACTAAGTTCCTGTTCTCACTAAGTTCATGTTCTCGCTAAAGTTCATGTTCTCGCTAAATAACAGGATATTATTTAAGGCAGTAACACGAGTATTTAACGGAGCGGAGCGCGCTGTGTTCTTAGTAACAGTCAAATTTACCGCCGTCCTCCAATAGTCACTGTTACGGGGTTAGTTTCTCTGTTACTGTTACTTTTTTAATTTCCATAGGCCTTCACATCTTAAGTTCCATAGTAACACTGCTGGGGTCCCGAATATCCCACCGACTTTTTAGGAATCTGAGGGAGGCCTCTCTACAGGCGACAAAAGCCCTCCCAGAAAAAAGGAGGGCTTAAAAAATTTCTCGGGAGCTAAGAGATTATTCGTCCATGTGCTTAAATCTACTACACCACTCTCGGCCGCCGTAATTCTTCAAGAGAATAAAACCAATTCTTCCATCGGAATTGAGGTAATCGATATAGACCGCTTCTTTATAAGTTGAGCCGTTCGCCCGAACAAACCCCAAGATTGTTACAATCTCCTCCCAAGGTTCTCCATTCCATAGGCCGCCGCCACCACCACAGACCCTCATCAGGCCTCCTACACTTAGTGTGCGCTCGACGCCATCCCTTGTAAACTTCCAGTTCTTCTTAGTCCTTGTCATCCCGGTCTCCATAGGTGTGTAATGCCCCTATAAATCATATATATCTACCTGGAAGAAAAAAAACAGGTCTGGGTGGAACAAAGGTGTATATTTATTTGCATGGAGGGAACATGCCACGCAGAGAAACAGTTGGTATTGCAGCTCGTAGAGCTTACAGGAACCGTGACGTTCACCAGTTTGTCTGGTCAATGCTGAAGCTTACTGAGGAAGAAATTGAAAAGGGTGTGCCAGGAAAGTCACGAACATTCTCAGGCCGAGACATTGTGGGCTTCGTAAATACGCTCGTCAACCTTGAAAGGGTGCGAAAGGAGATTCAACCTGATGACAAATCTTCAGACGACTACGGAAATTGGGGCTCTCCTCCTCCTCTCTCAGTTGTGGATGATGATGAAGAAGAAGAAGAGGATGAATAATGGCTGGTCCCCAAAGTGGTCGTTCGGGTGGTGTCCCCCTACGTAAGTTACTGAAAGGTCCGTGGGGAGGAACCCTTCTCGACCCAATCGAGTTTATTTCCAAACTTCAGATTGTAGATAAGAAGGGTCATAGGGTCGCTCTGGTTCCAAATGACGAACAGATGGAAATTGTGGATGCTCTCGAAGGCGATGGCGATGTCCTTGTTCTTAAAGGTCGACAAATTGGCTCATCTACAATTATTGTTGCTTGGCTTTTCTGGAAGGCATTTGTCTCTTTAGAACCTGTTACACTTGCAACAATGAGCCACAAAGCGGCCTCAGCACGACACCTTCTCGGAATCATAAAGAGGATGAATGACTCTCTTCCTCCTGCTCTTCAGCGTCCAATTTCTGTTGACAACGGTAACGAACTTCGATTTGCTGATACAGGTGCAGGAATCATTGCCGTTTCTGCTGAAGGTAAAGGCGGTCTTCGTTCATTCTCTTGTAACGCTCTCCACATTTCAGAATTTGCATTTGCTGACAACAGTGAAGAATTAAAAGCAACAGCAATTGCAGCGCTGAACGGTGGTAAGATGATAATGGAGTCAACTGCCAATCGTTGGGGCGATGGTCTCCATAAAGAATGGATGAGAGCTGAACGTGGAGAAGCGGATTGGAATCGTCTCTTCTTTCCTTGGTGGAGCCACAGGAACTACAAGATGTCGTTACCACTTGAAGAAGACGGCTCACCGATTCCCCTCAGCTGGCGTCCTGATGAAGAAGAACTTCGTGAGGAGTACGAACTCTCAGAAGAACAGCTTCTTTGGCGCCGTTCAACAATCGGAAAATTAGGCGTAGAGAAATTTAGAAGAGAATATCCTGCTTCAGCAGAAGAAGCTTACCTTGTAACAGGCGCTACGTACTTTAAGGAAGAAGATTTTGAAGATGTTGAGGTCCTGTCAATTGATGACCCGTCCTGGTCAGTCTTTGAAGAGCCAAAAGAGAATGACGCCTATGCGGTCGGTGTTGACGTTGCAGCTGGCGTTGGAAGAGACTATTCAGTAATTTTCGTCATCTCTAAAATGACAGGTTCACCAGTTGCAGTATGGAGAAGCAACACTGTTGAGCCGACAAACTTGTCTGAGGTTGTTATTGACATTGCAACAGACTACAAGGATGCTCTTGTCTTAGTAGAAGCAAACAACTTTGGTGGCATTGTTCTTAACCAAATGCGCCATGAGAGCTGGGGCAGATTTTGGAAAGGACCTGATGGCAAGGATTGGGTAACATCTGCTAAATCAAAGTCAGTCGCATTCGAAAAGTTAAAATCTGTGATACAATCTGGTGAGATGCGCCATATTGACAAATTAACGTATGAAGAACTTCGTTCAATTACAGTTTCTGAACGTGGAACTATTGAACTTCCAAGAGAAGCAGGCAGCCACTCAGACTCTGCTGTAGCCCTTGCACTTGCTTCAGTCTGTTTAGACAAAGTCAGATTGCCAGACATACATATTTTGCCAGATTGGATTAAACAGAGGCGTGTCCAGAAAATAGTTCTAAACCACGGCGCGGGTTGCGGCCCAACTAGGAGATATTAGTGAATAAAGAAGAAACCATCAAGCTCATCAGAATCATCAAAAACGAACATGATGACTATTGGCAGCAAAAATCCTCAGAAATGAGGAAGTATCGTGACGTTTATGAAACGAAATTTTGGCGCACACTTCAAGCTGATGACACGATGATTCGTGTTGAAACTCCAGATGCTTACACCTACATCGAATCCTACATTGCAAGTCTTTTCACAAGGGCTCCTGCAGTTGTAGTCGGTAAGGACATTGCTGCAACTGGAACTGGTGTTGCAAATCCTGAAGCTGCTCAGGCAATTGCAAACAGGTGGCTCTACCAGAAAAGAGAGCAGATTGAGAATGCATCTCGACTTGCGCTAATTTACGACTACTCAGCACTAAAGCTAATTCCTCAGAAGACTGACAAAATGCTTGATAAGTCTGAAGTTGTTGCAGTTCCGCCTTGGGAAGTAATTGTAGACCGTGATGCAGGCTCTCCTATTCAGCAACGCTACATTGGTCACACATATTACCTGAATGTGACTGAAGCAAAAGAACGCTATGGAGCCAAGAAGTTCACAGCAATTCCAAAGATGGACTACTTTGACGAATACGGTGGGGATGGAAGCAAGCCTCGTTACAATGGTCAGGCACGTCGTTCAATCGATGACCTACCTGATTCATACCTCTATATCGAAGTTGTAGAGCTTTACGACCTTGTTAGGGACCGTGTTTACTTCTGGTCTCCTCAGTGGCAAAATGGAGAATCTCTTCTAGAGGATGCTGAAATTCCTCTCAGAACATACGACAACCAGCCATTGCCTCCAATCAAAACACTCTACTACAGCAGAATCCCAGACTCTCCTATGGAAGGCATTTCTGCTATGGGTCGTGTCTACGACCAGTTCTACGAAAAGAACATCCTCAGAACCTACTGGGCAAACTCTGTTCGTCGTGACTCTCGTCAGTACATCTACAAAGAGGGCACAATGGATGAAGAATCTCTTGCAAAGATTACAGCTGGTGTTGATGGTGCTATGATTGCAGTAGACAATGACTCACTTGATGGCGTCATTAGAGAAGTTGGGGTCACCCCAATCTCATCAAACTTTGACCGTTACCAAGCTTATATCGAGGCTGACATCACAAGAGGTTCAGTTATTCAAGCATTCGCTGGTCAACCCACTAAAGCTTCAGCAACTGAGATTACTGCTATTGCATCATACGCAGCTTCTGAAATGGGCAAACTTGCAAGAGAGCGTGACAACCTTATCGAAGGTATTACAGAATGCTACTTGCGCTTTGTTCACCTACTTTCGCAAGAAGGTGACCGTGCAGTTGTTGAAGCTGGTGGTCGAGCAGTGGTCATTACACCTACAGACATTGATTCACAATTCAAAATTGCAGCTCTTGACCAGGGCTCACAGCCACTTGCAGATGCACTGAAGAAGCAAAACCTTGTTGCCCTACTTCCAACTCTTCAGTCTCTTGGTGTTCCAAGTAACTTGCTTCTAGATGAAATCGTCAGAGCTTACGAGCTTCCAAAAACATTTACTGATGCAGCTGCACAAGCAATCGCAGCGGCAGGAGCCCCGGCAGGTGCTGTAAAGGCTCCAACCGGCGCTGCTGCAAGTAGATTAGAAGCTGGTCCAACCGGTCAGATGAATTCAGCTGCACAAATCGTAAATAAACTTTAGGAGGTAAACTTTGCCACTATTTGATTTTAGAATCTACACACAAGAAGGCATTCCTACAGAAGATGTTTTTGAGAAATTCTTCAAAAGCAATGTAGACGTGCCAAAGAAACTTGTTGGAGAGAATGGAACTTATGCCCTCAGAATTCCTTCACTTCCAGCAAAAACTCCAGGACTTTGGCATGGGGGCTGGTCGAATGGTCTTGACGGTGGTCAGTGGTCATCAGCTCTTGGACGTAAGGTTGCAAACACACATGAAGAAGCAAAGGCAATGAAGGCAAAAGGTTTTATTGCAGAATCTGACCTCGGCCATGGCTGGGTTGAATCAACACAAAACAAACTTTCACAAAAGTGGCAGAAGCAAGCAGACTATGCTTCAGCATATCAAGAAAATCTAAAGACTATGAAACCTGAGGATGCAGTTGTTGCAACTTGGAGTGCAAAAGATTGTCTGGATGGGACAGTCGATGATACTTACAAAACGGAGGTTCTAAAATGATGAAAATGATGAAGGGCGACAAGATGAAGAAGATGCCAAAAGTAGAAATCGAAGTAGAGATGGAGGGCCCAGCTTCTGGTATGGGTGATGCTGCCACAGAAGCAGACGATGAGACCTACGCAACAATTGCACCAAAAGGCAAATTTACGCCTAAAGGACTTGGTCCGCTTGTAAAAGCTACAAACACGCTGCTTCCCCTATTTGGTCAGTCTCCTGACTACCCAAGTATCACAGAAAACATCACAGAGCTTCCTACAGATTTTGTAAGGGTTCTTTCAATGTTTGTCGCTGCAGTTGATGATGCAATTGAAGCAGACATGCTTGATGAAAGCATGGCACTTTCTTTTGACGGAATCACTGATGACAGGGCTCTTATGCTCATGGCAGCAAAGCTTGGTCAGATTGCAAAGTCAATGGAATTTAAAAGATTCCTAAAAGAGCCAAAGCCTGAAGAGGAAGAGACTTATGATGAAGAGCGCACCCCTATGCCAGAAATGGCTGATGAGGCTGCCGATTCCCTAATGATGGGAAGAATGTGAAATTTATGAAGAAGGGCAGCGGGGTAAACGATGTTGTTTACACACCACGCGAACTTGCGCTGCAAATAGTTGAGCACTTTGGACCCCAAGGAAAAGTGCTTGACCCATGTCGTGGTCGAGGAGAATGGGACCATCCCCTAATCAATAAGTGGTGTGAAATTTCAGAAGGTGTTGATTTTTTTGACTGGAAGGAAAACGTAGATTGGATAATCGGTAATCCTCCTTGGAGCATTTTCACACCATTCAGCGAACACGCACTATCTTTAGCAGATAATGTTGTTTGGCTCTATCACATACCCGGGTTACTGACGAAGAGAAGAATAAAAGATGCCACAAAGTGGGGTCACACATTGAAAGAATTAATAATGATTGACACACCTCAATCACCTTGGCCACAAAGCGGCTTTCAAGTTGCAGTTGGACATTGGAGCAGAGGCAATGGTAAAATGAAACTAACTGACTGGAGAAAAATGTAATGAAAGACAAAGTTAAAATTCCGTGGTCACTTGTTGGTATTCTTATTGGAGAACTTGTTCGTTCAGCCAGAGGCGGAATTAGCAAGGAAGAAGCTGAAAATCTCCTTGGTCACCTTGCAGATATCATAGCAGACGTTTCGATACAAATTGGCGCACAAAACTAACCGGAGAAAAAATGTTTGATGAAGGAACTGAGACCGTCGCCGACGATACCTCAGTAGAAACAGTTAGCGACGAACTTGACATTACTATTGACGAAATCATGGGTCTTACACAAGAAGACTACCCAGAATTGACCGATGATGCAAATCACAAAGGAATGAAACCACTTGCACATTGGATGGCACACGTTCCTGAGGATGTAAGAAAGCACATTGCAAACCTGAGGGCTGACTATAGCAGAAAGACTGGTGCGCTTTCGCAAGAAAGAAGGGAGATTGAGCGTCTTCGTCAAGAAATAACAAACACAAAATCTGGTGTTCTTGATGGTCCTCTTGCAAAAATGGTCAAAGAAGTAGACACAGAAACAGAACATGACCTTTATGACCCAGAGGGAATGAAGAAAGAAATTAAGAGACAGGCTACGCTAATGCTTCAGGAAATGCTTCGTCCTGCACAAGAGCAGGTTCAGGCAGAACAAAGAAAGTTTGCTCTTGAAAATTTCAAAAGAGAAAACCCTGAACTTACTCAGCCAGAATTCCGTGCACCAATTCTTCAGATGCTACAAGAACGTCCAGAGCTTAAACTCGAAGATGCTTTCTACATCGTAAAGGCAAAGATTGATTCATCACGACTTGCTGAGGAAAGAAAGCGTATTGCAGAGCAAAAGAACTCAAGAGCGCAAACACTTCAGAAAGTTGGCGGTGGTTCAGCAGCTACTCCAAAAGGAACTCCAGCATTTAAGAATGCATACGATGCATATCTCTACCACAAATCGATGTCTGATAACAAAAGATGATAAAGGTCGCAACGTGTGATATAAATAAAGCATGACTGGCGTTTACGAAATTTGGATTGGCCCATACTTCTATCAAGGTTCTTCGAATCAACTCGAGATTCGAAGAGAGACTCATTACGAAAATCTAAAAAAAGGTAAACATACAAACAGAAAAATGCAGAGCGTATTTAATAAATACAAAACTTTCAAATGGCAAGTTTTAGTTGAATGCGAGTCTGGATTAGAAAAAGTATACGAACAAGACTACATCGATTCTAACTGGGGAGATAAACACTGTCTTAATCTGTCAGACACTGCTTATGGTCCTCGACATAACATTCCACACACACCTGAAGGTAAGGCAAACATTTCTGCTTCTCTAAAAGGTAAGTCTCCTTGGAACAAAGACAAGACAGGCTTAGGTGGACACAAATTAAATCTTACAGATGAGCAGCGAAAAGCTCGCTCTGAACGTATGAAAGAAATGCGCCGCAACCGTTCCCGGGCGCAAGACACGACCCTTACGGATACCGTTTCTAAAACTGGGGTGGAGAGCGTAAATAAGGAACCCGAATTGGTCGGATAATCCTCGGTTGAATAGAAAAAAAGAATTAGCAAATAAGGAATAAAAAAATGGCTATCAGTAATGATTTGCTCTCCTCAACCCTATACAGTATCAGGGACGGAGAGGTTGACGAACTCTACCGTAAAGTTGCTCTTCTCGATGGTATCCGCAAGAACGGTGGTATCGAGACTGAAGACGGCGGTATCAAAATCCAGCGTCCACTTGCTCTCGCTGAGCACTCCACAATCACTCAGCTCGCTACCGGTTATGAGCCCGTCTCACTAGCCGTTAACGACATTCTTCGTCCTGCTGTTTACGACTGGTGCGATTTCACCGCTCCTATCGTAGTCACCAAGAAGGAAGAGCTTGAGAACTCCGGTGACAAGGCAGTCGTTAAGATTGTCGAAGCACGTATGCGTTCAGTAATGGGCATGCTTCGTCGAGAAATGAACAAGCAGATGCTTCAGGGTAACTCCACAGTTCTTACAGCTCTAAACACCCTCAACGGTGATACAGCTGGTGGTGCTGGTTTCATCGAGCCTGAACTTCCAGCTGCTCAGACCAACGTTGTTGGTGGTATCTCCAAGGTCACCTTCCCTGTCTCAGGCTGGCAGAACCAGTTCTTCGACGTTGCTGGTAACTTTGCTACCAACGGTCTTCGTGGTCTCACCGAGCTTGGTGTTTCTGCTTCGACTGTTGCTCCTATGGGCGATATCAAGCACGTTATCATGAGCCAGAAGGCATTCTCACTCTACCGCGAGAGCCTCCGTGCTCAGGAGCGTTACGTTGATGAGAAGACTCTCGATGGTGGACGTCTAGCTCTCGCTTGGGCCGGTGCCCTTGTTGAAGCTGACCCTGTAATGGGTTTCGCTGCTAACTCATCTTCAGCTGGTGCAGGTTTCTACTCTGCTTACCTCCTGAACTACGATGGCGTAAAGCTTGTCTTCCACAAAGATGCAGACTTCGCAGTCTCTCCTTTCGAATACATTTCGGGGACCACTGCTCGTGCAGCTCAACTCTATGTTAAAGCTCAGCTTATCGCTGACTTCCTCGGTGGACAGGGCCTCCTGTTCGACGCCGAGAGCTAAGATTAAGGTCTAAAAGGAGAATAAAAAATGGCTACTTCAAATCTCATTCAGAAACTAGACGGTACTGCGTTTGTTTCTAACATCACTGGTTCTCCAGGTTCTTACACATCAGTTGCAATTCCCGATGTTTCAAACCGTAGAACGGTTGAGACTTTCATCGCAGGCGCAACCGTAGTTGTAGGTGACTGGCTCCAGTTCGACACAAGTAAGACTGGCGCTGAACGCGTTCTGACTGTTATCCAGGCAACTAACGTTGCACTTGGTAACTCTCTCGTAGTTGGTGTTTGCCTTGGTTCAGCTGATTCTGACGGTTCTCTAACTGCCGGAAGCAAAATCAACGTAATCACTGGCGGATACGCTGAGAAAGTTAACGTCGACGGTGCCGTAGTTGCTGGTGACCCTCTGGTCGTCGATACCACTGCAGGTCGCGCCCACGTTGGCGTAACTGGTGATATTGGCTTCTGTGGTGTTGCTCTAGCAGCCGACGTTGCCAACGTTGCTCCAGTCTGGGTATACAAACGCTTCTAATCTTTGATTAGACTCTCCGCTGCCTCACTCTTTCGGGGGTGAGGCAGCTTTGTATTTGATACTCACAACGTGTTACATATATAATTGAGACAACGGGGAGAATTTACAAAATGAATTTGACAGCTCTCAGAGAAAAAGTCAAAAACACTCTTGACTACAGCCCTGACCTTCAGGGATTTAATGACCAGCTTGACCAGTTACTAAATGACGCATACCTGAACATCTGGTCGCTGAAGCGCTGGACGTTTTCTCAGAAACTTAAGCAGTTCAAATTTCTTCCAGATATTCTTCCAACTCGTGACACTACTTCAGGAATTCCTATCAATGCTTCAGTCACAAAAGGTAGCAGACGTGTTACTTTTTCTGCTGTCATGGACAGATTGACTCCTGACGATTGGGAAGGCGCTATCTTTGACCTTGACAACTACGAATACATCATCTCTAAGGTTGTAAGTGGTAGTGAAATTCTTCTTGACCAAGTTTTTATTGGCACAACTGATGTTGATTCTGAAGCTTGGGTAATTAAGAAGCGTTACTACTCACTTCCCAACGACACTTTAGAGCTCCTCTCTCTAGCTCATAGAGACAATCCTTCAAACGTGGGCTCGGGCGCACTGCCTCCCTACGGTAAATTAAAAGCAATCTTGCCGCGAAGAGATGAGGAGCTCAACCTTCGAACTGACTACAAAGCAGCATATGCTGAGGCTTTCGTGTGGACACCTCCACAGTTTATTCCTCCTGGAGAAACACTTTCTTTAGAGTCTGGTTCTCTTGCAAACAACGAAGGATTCTCAAACAACACAAGTCTAGAAGTATGTTGGGCGTTTATCAAAGATGGACAAATTGGCGCGCTTTCAGAACCAAAAACTATCAAATTTACTTCTGTTCAAGCACCTCCTACAAGTTACAGTCTAACCATCAAATTTCTATCTTGGGACAACCAAGAAATCATTGCTGATACATTTCAGACAAAAGATACTCAGCCAACTCAGTGGGAAGGCTACAAGAAGATTATTTTTTGGAATGAAAACTTTGACCGTTCTACTGGATTAAGACTTGGTCTTCCAGCTTGGAAAAC